ATTTGATGCATTATAATTTACAATTAAGTTTATATATGTATATGATGATTAAACATAATCCTAAATTAAAACCAGGTAAATTAATATTACAACATGTTATTTTTGAAAAAGAAGGAGATGATAGTCATGGTTATCCAATAACTAAATACCAAGAAAATGGAGATCCAATTGTTAAGCAAGTTAAAAAATATGAATTATCTTATTTAAAAAAAGAAGTTATTGATATAATTAAATATTTAAAAACATTATGATAACAAAAATATTTGACATACAAAATAATAATATTATACCAACAGAACATTGTTATTCTATAAAATGGTTAAAAGATATAATGGACGAATATTCAGAAGATGAAGAATATTTAAAAGTATATTCTTATTTATTTTACATGACTTGTCCTAATCCTGATTCTAATCCTTATTTTAATGTAGTAGAAACTGAAAAAGAAGATTTGATATTAGAGGACATAAATTCAGAATTTTCAACTGAAGACCCATTAATAAGATTAGCATTAGATAAATGTGAAAAATTATATGAAACACCAACTTCCAGAGCATATATGGGAATTAAAAAGGCTTTAGATAATATAGCAATTTATATGGCAAATACCTCAATAACTGATGGAAGAGATGGTAATATTTCTCAAATTAGAGCTGTTGCTAAAGATTTTGATAGTATTAGACAATCTTATAAAGGTGCTTTTAGAGATTTACAAGATGAACAATCATCTCGTGTAAGAGGTGGTAAAGGAATGGCATATGATCAATAAATTTAAAAAATTATCATAATGGCAAAAAAAGAAAAAAAAGAAAATAAAGGAAAGCATTATTATAACTGGGTTTTTCATTTTAATTATCATACAAATTTTTGGTATGCTATTCCTAGAGATACATATACTAAATATTGGAGTATGTCAAAAGATAAATTTTTACAATCAGGAGATATTAATACTTTAATGTATAAAGTAGATTTATTAGAAAAGGAAAGAATATATGTTCAGAAAAGATAATTATCCAATAACAATACCTACATATAAAAACTATCAATGGACAGAAACTGAGTTTAAAACTCAACAAAGTTTTATTGATTTTTTATTATCTATATTTAAAGAACCTGGTGAATGTGAGTTTGATGAATATGTAAATACATTTAATCAACAAGCAACAATCTATAATAAAAAAGGCTATTATTGTAAAGCTCCATTTAGAAGTAAAGATTTTAGAAAATATTGGGATGATCAAAAAAATAAATGTAGAACAGGTGTTTTATTTATAAATAATGATAACTCTTGGTTTATACCTAGAGATTATTATATGTGGTTAAATTTTTTACCAATTTTTGATAAAGAAAAAAATATATATGATTTTCCATTAATTTGGGATGTTCAATATTACATGTCATTATATGAACTTCTTGCTGAATTAAATAATAAACATTCTGCAGTATTAAAAAAACGTCAAATTGCATCTTCTTATTATCATTGTGCAAAACTTATAAATCAATATTGGTTTGAAGAAGGAGCTAAATTAAAAATAGGAGCTTCATTAAAAGATTATATAAATGAAAAAGGATCCTGGAAAATGATTCAAGAATATTCAGATTTTCTTAATGAACATAGTGCGTGGGTAAGAGCACATAATCCTCAAAAAGTTTTAGATTGGGAACAAAAAATACAAGTTACTATAAGTGGAAGAGATATAAGTAAAGGTCTTAGAAGTACAATAACAGGTATGTCTTTTGAAAAAAATGCAACAACTGGTGTAGGTGGCCCATGTAGATACTTTTTTCATGAAGAAGGAGGAATAGCATCAAAAGCAGATAAAACTTATGAATATATGAGGCCTGCATTACATTCTGGAATGATAACAACTGGAATGTTTATTATAGCAGGTTCAGTAGGTGATTTAGATCAATGTGAGCCACTTAAAGATTTTATTATGAATCCAGAAGAAAATGATTTTTATGCAGTAGAATCTAATCTTATAGATGATAAAGGTACTATTGGTAAGCATGGATTATTTTTACCTGAACAATGGTCTATGCCACCTCATATTGATGAGTATGGAAACTCCTTAGTGGAAGATGCTGTAAAAGCAATTGATGAACAACGTTTAAAATGGAAAAATGATTTATCTCCAGATAAATACCAATTACGTATTTCACAAAAACCAAAAAATATTGCAGAAGCTTTTGCGTTTAGAAAAGCTTCAATATTTCCTATTCATTTATTAAATGCACAAATGAGAAGGATTGAAGAAAAAGAATATCCGTATGAATATGTAGATTTATATAAAGATGACGATGGTCAAATAAAAACTGAAAAAGCAAAGTACTCTCCTATAATGGATTTTCCTGTAAATAAAAAAACAGATAATAAAGAAGGATGTGTAATAGTTTATGAAAGACCGTTAAAAAAACCTGAATGGGGCACATACTATGCTTCTATTGATCCTGTTGGAGAAGGTAAAACTACAACTTCAGAATCTTTATGTTCTATTATTGTTTATAAAAATCCATTAGAAATAACAAGACAAGATGAAAATGGAGATAGTATAACAACAATTGAAAGAGATAAAGTAGTTGCTACATGGTGTGGAAGATTTGATGATATAAATAAAACTCATGAAAGATTATTATTAATCATTGAGTATTATAATGCATGGACATTAGTAGAAAATAATATATCATTATTTATACAATATATGATAGGTGTAAGAAAACAAAAATTTTTAATTCCTAAAAGTCAAGTATCTTTCTTAAAAGACTTAGGTGCAAACAAAGCTGTATATTCAGATTATGGTTGGAAAAATACTGGTACTTTATTTAAATCTCATCTTATAAGTTATGCAATTGAGTATTTAAAAGAAGAAATAGATAATGAATATGATGAAGAAGGAAACATATTAAATACTACATTTGGTGTAGAAAGAGTTCCTGATATTATGTTAATAAAAGAAATGTCTGCATATCATGAAGGACTTAATGTTGACCGTTTGGTAAGTTTTGCTGCATTAATAGCATTTGCTAAAATTCAACAATCAAATAGAGGCTATAAAAAAAGAAAGGAAGATGATGGTAATAAAAACTTGGAAAATTCACAAAATTTGTTTAAATTAAATAGTAGCCCCTTTTCTAATATTGGCACTAAAAATGGTAAACAAAATAAATTTAAAAAGAGAAAAAATCCATATAAAAATCTCCGTTAATATATAATAATATGAAAGTTTTAAATGCTTTAGATTTAAAGAAAGGTGAAAAAGCTGAATACAATAAGATGGGTACTATTACTCAACCTATTCAGTTTTTACCTTTAGACCAAAAAGATGATGAGTGGGTAGCATGGAATATGGATTGGTTTGAGTGGCAAGGAGTACAACAACTTAGAAGAAATTCAAGAAGATTATTAAAAAACTATAAACTTGCAAATGGTATTATAGATAAGACTGATTATGTTGTTGAACAGGATAATGAATATAATGATATTATTCAAACTTTAACAGAAGAAGATAGTGGTGCATTAGAATTAAAGTTTTATCCAATTATACCTAATGTAGTTAATACTCTTGTTGCAGAATTTGCTAAAAGAAATACTAAAGTAACATTTAGAGCTGTTGATGATACATCATATAATGAAATGATGGAATATAGGAGATCTATGATTGAAGAACATTTAGTATCAAAAGCACAACAAGAAATGCTTTCATCAATGATGGAACAAGGAGATCCTTCTGATCCAGAGTTTCAAAAACAGATGCAAGAACAAATGTCTCCTGAAAATATTAAAACACTTCCACAAATTCAAGAATTTTTTGAAAAAGAATATGTTAATGTTATAGAAGAGTGGGCTCAACACCAACAAGAAGCTGACACTGGAAGATTTAACATGGAAGAATTGGAAGAACGTGGTTTTAGAGATATGTTAATTGCAGATAGAGAGTTTTGGCATTTTCAAATGATGGATGATGATTATGATGTTGAATTATGGAATCCTGTTTTAACTTTTTATCATAAGTCACCTAATGTAAGATATATTTCTGAAGGAAATTGGGTTGGTAAAGTAGATATGATGTCTGTTTCTGATGTTATTGATAAGTTTGGATGGGTTATGACAGATACTCAATTAGAAGCTTTAGAAGCAATCTATCCAGTAAGATCAGCAGGTTATACAATTCAAGGATATCAAAATGATGGTCATTTTTATGATCCTACAAAATCACATGACTGGAATACAAAATTACCTTCACTTGCATATAGACAGTTTACATCAATGAGAGAAAACAATGGTTTGATGCAGGGAATGGATATTGTAAATTGGATACTTGGAGATAGTGAAGATTATTTAGATTGGGGGTCTAGAGATTTATTAAGAGTAACAACAGTTTATTGGAAGACTCAAAGAAAAGTTGGACATTTAACAAAAGTATCTGATAGTGGTGAAATAACTGAAGAAATAATCACAGAAGAATATAAAATTTCAGATAAACCAGAATATAATAATAAATTATTTAAAAATAAAAATAAAGAAAATTTAATATTTGGTGAACATATAGATTGGTTTTGGATTAACCAAGTATGGGGTGGTGTTAAAATTGGACCAAACTATACTAGCATGTATGGAATGAGTGACCCTGGTGGAGTAAATCCTATGTATATTGGGATAAATCAAAATAATGTTGGACCAATTAAATTTCAATTTAAAGGTGATCAAACTATGTATGGTTGTAAACTTCCTGTAGAAGGAAGAATATTTACAGATAGAAATTCTAAATCTGTATCATGTGTAGATTTAATGAAACCATGGCAAATAGGTTATAACTTAGTTAATAATCAAATTGCAGATATTCTTATTGATGAGTTAGGTACAGTTGTTATGTTTGATCAAAATGCTTTACCAAAACATTCATTAGGTGAAGACTGGGGTAAAAATAATCTTGCCAAAGCTTATGTAGCTATGAAAGATTTTAGTATGCTTCCTTTAGATAGTACTATTACAAATACTGAATCTGCATTAGGATATAATCATTTTCAACAATTAGATTTATCTCAAACTAATAGATTAATGTCAAGAATCAATCTTGCAAATTATTTTAAACAACAAGCATATGAAAATATTGGTGTAGGACCTCAACGTATGGGAGCTCCAATAGAACAACAAACTGCAGAAGGTGTAAGAGTTGAACAATCTAATTCATATGCACAAACAGAAAAATATTTTATAAATCATTGTGATCATTTAATGCCTAGAGTACAACAAATGAGAACTGATTTAGCTCAATATTATGCATCTACTAAACCTTCATTAAGATTACAATATATGACATCTAATGAAGAACAAATGAATTTTGAAATACATGGAACTGATTTATTAACAAGAGAGTTAAATGTTTATGCAACAACTAATGCAAATAATAGAGCAGTGTTAGAACATTTAAGACAATTAGCTATGTCTAATAATACAACAGGAGCTTCTATATTTGATTTAGGTAATATAATTGCTGCAGATTCAGTTCCTGAAATTAAAACCATAATGAAAGATGCTGAACAAAAAATTAAAGGTCAACAACAACAAGAGCAACAACATCAACAACAAATGCAAGAACAACAAATTCAAGCTGAACAACAAGATAAACAAGCTGAACAAGCATTTAAGTCTCAAGAATCAGAGAAGCAAATAAGAAAAGATATTCTTGTTGCAGAAATAAGAGCTGCAGGATATGGATCAATGATGGATGTTAATGAAAATAAACAATCTGATTATCAAGATGCAATGAAAGATATACGTGAATCACAAAGATATCAAGATCAAGCAAACTTAAATAGAGAAAAAGAAATTAATAAAAATATTCAAACTAGAGAAAAAATTAATATTGAAAGAGAAAAAATACAAAGCGCACAACAAATTGCAAATACACAATTAGATATAGCACGTGAAAATAAAAATCAATATGACGTTAAATCAGATAAAAAAGAAAAAAATTCTAATAAGAAAAAATAATTATAGCTATATACTAAGATTTTTCTTTACTAATTTTTCTTATTTTTTAAACTTTAATTATTTATAATCAATTATTTTAATTATATTATTATATAAACATTTATTAAACCAATAACAAAATGAGTGATACAAATACAAATACTACTATTGAGCAAAAGCAAATCAGTTCAGATGAATTAGATAACTTGCTTGGTATGCCAGGTGCAGATAGTGTAATAATACCTGTTGAAGAAGAAAAACCTTCATTTTTTACTAAAGATGAAGTTGATGTTTCTTTTATTGATGAACCAGTAAAAGAAATTACTAATGAAGTTGTAGAAACTAAATTAGAAGAAAAAACTGAAGAAATTTTAAATACTAATACTGAAGAACCTTCAAATGAAACATTTAATGATTTAGTTGCACAAGTTGATGACGTATTAAATGAAGATGAAGCATCTAATATAGGAAGACCTAAGTTAGATAAAGAAGGTATGGCACAATTAACAAAAGAACTTGTTAAAGAAGGCTTAGTTGTACCATTTGAAAATGAAGAAGATTTTAAAGATTATTCTTTAAATGATTATAAAGATTTAATAAAAGCAAATTTTGAAAGTAAAGCTGAAGAATTAAACAAAGCATTACCAAAACAATTTAAAGATCATTTACCACCTGAATTGCAGTATGCAGCTGATTATGTATTTAATGGTGGAGAAGATTTAAAAGGATTGTTTAAATATTTATCAAAAGCTGAAGAAGTAAAAGAATATAGTTTAGATTCAGAAAATGGTCAAACTGCTATTGCAAGAGAATATTTAAGAGCAACTAACTTTGGAAATGATGAAGACATTCAGGAACAAATTGAAGAATGGGTTGATTTAGGAAAACTAGAAAGTAAAGCTGGAAAGTTTAAACCTAAATTAGATCAAATGCAAGAACAAATTGTACAAAGACAAGTTCAAGTTCAAAAAGAAAAAAAGCAGCAGCAAGAAGAACAGTCACATCATTATATGAATAGTGTATATGAAACATTAAAAGATGGTCAACTAGGTGATGTAAAACTTAATAGTAAAATACAAAACTTATTATATGCTGGTTTAGTTCAACCTAATTATCCTTCTATTTCAGGAAAATCAACTAATTTGTTTGGTCATTTAATTGAAAAATATCAATTTGTTGAACCAAGACATGATTTAATTGCAGAAGCATTATGGTTACTTGCAGATCCAACGGGATATAAATCAAATATTAAAAAATCTGCAAATACAGAACAGATTGCTCAAACTGTTAAAAAACTTAAAACTGAACAATCTTCTAGAAACCCATCTACTACTGTAAATGCAAGTACTAATAATACACGTAAAAGAGATTTAAAAGCAATAAAAAAACCTACTAAAGATTTTTTTAAAAGATAAAACAAAAACAAATAAATAAATAAATAACAATTAAAATTTAAATTATGGCAACTCCAGTATTAAACAATGGAATTTTTCTAAGAGATACGCAGTATAATGCGTCATCTCATCTAGATTCTTACCATCTTGTGAACATGTTGAAGGATGCAGAACCCATGGATCTTGGGCCAGTAGACATTTGGGCTATGGCACAGAAAGTGGAAATGCCTCTTTATCAAATGTCTTCATTCGGTGGAAAGAATGTAATTATGGTAGACAATGCTCGTGGAGAGTATAAATGGCAAACACCAGTGTCTCAAGATTTACCTTATATAGTTTGTAATATTATACCTGACGGACCTGAAACGTCTACTCCAGGAATAGATGGAACTACTTTTCAAATTAAACTTAATAAACGTGAATTTGGACATGGTGACATTATTACTTATGATAAGTATAATGGAACTGAACTTTATATTACAGCTGATGATATCATACCTGTAGGTGACGGTTTTATTTACACTGTTCAATTAGTAAATAACGATTCACAAAAGTTTTTTGATATAACCTTTTTAACTGAAGGAACTAAATACTTTAGAAAAGGTTCTGCTAGAGGTGAATATGGTGAAAGATTTTCAGATATCATTACAGGTTCAGGATTCAGAGAATTCTATAACTATGTAGGTGGTGCTGAAGCTCATGTTCATTATTCAATCTCTTCAAGAGCTGATATGATGATCAAAGGT